GCGAGACACCCGAGTAGGCAAGGGTCGGTATGACCTGCTGTCCCCGTTCGTCATGCAACGCGATGCCCAACACATGGAGAACGGTGCGGTCAAATACGGGGACCGAAACTGGGAGAAGGGTCAGCCGCTCTCCCGGTATCTGGACTCGGCCATGAGGCACATTCAGAAGTACCTGATGGGACACCGCGAGGAAGACCACATGGCGGCAGCCCGGTGGAACATCGGGGCCCTGATGCACACCGAAGAGATGATCCGCAGGGGGATTCTGCCTGCGGAACTGGACGACCTTCCCGAGTGGGAAAGCGACAAGATCAAGACGTTCAAGGAAGCAACGAATGCAGCAGCCACAGCGAGATTCGCTCTTTGACAAGTGCCGTTGCGGGAGGAACAAGCACGCCAACCGCGACAAGTGCTACAAGTGCCACGCAAAGTGGCGGTACCACAACGACCCGAAATACAAGGAGTCCAAGAACTCCCGGTCCCGCAAGGATGAGATGAGCCTTGAGTGCCCCCGGTGCGGTGACCCCATGCTCATGTCATCCAAGTTGTGCAACGCATGTGCCCAGACTTCACTGAAGGTCGAAGGGCCTGCGGCTCCTCAGTTGAGTTTTGAGGACTGTGCCATGATCTATTCGTATCGGAATCCCGATGACCCCATCGATGGGCGAAGGGCCAAGACTATCTTCCAAATCGCAATTGCCAAGATCCGAAAAGCGATTGCGGAAGAGGGAACCCACGAAGACCTGATCGCCGCGACTCGGGGTTTGGAGGAACTCATTGATGGATGACTCTTTGGAAGCAAGACAATCAAAGCCGATCCCACCGATCCCCAAGGATCTGATTGAGGATCTAGACGCCCGGTTCCCGCACAGGTGCCCCAATGTCCATGATCCAGAACGATCCATTTGGATCTACGCTGGTCAACGTCAGATGGTGGAGTTCCTGAAGGAGGCCTATAAGCGGCAAATCGAGGACTCTTTCAAGGGGTTCTCCGAGTGAGACTGATCTTCGGAACTCCCCATTCAGCCAAGGACTACATCAAGGCCCACGGTTTCCGTGGGTTTCTTTGGTTGATGCGGCACTATCCCAAGGTTGCCCACCAACTGCTGTCGGTCCACATGGTGATCCTGCTGACCGGGTCCAAGAACTGCCACGTCATGGTGGAGAACTGCGGTCGGGTCTGGGACCACAGGTTTCTGGACACCAAGGTAGCCACCCTCAGGCAGGCGTCCAAGTGGAACTACCACTTCACCGGTCACATCAATCTGTACGGGGTGGTCGGTCAGGCTCTCGACTGGGAGCGTGACAAAGACCGCAAGGATTCGATCATCAAAGCAACAATCGGCTTCTACCTTCTTGGCCTCACCCGAGGTCTGATCCGGTTTTGCTTGCCCAATGATTGCGTGACGGAAACCAAGAAGTATCTGGCCGAGTCCGGGTATCAAATCCCGGATAGGGTTTGGACTCCCCAGCAGTTGATCGACTGGATCGACGAGCAGGGTCGGTACAAATTTGATCATCGCTGCCCCTTTCTAGGAGACTTGCCATGTTTGGAGGAGGCTCCCCGCCCCCGCCGCCAGAAACGCCTAAGCCTCTGGCCCCGCCCCCGACGCCTAACCCCTCTCCCCGAGCCGTATCCCTGCCCGGCAGATCGCAGATCAAGAGAGGCGCGGCTCGCGGATACTCCTCCTCGGCGACCAAGGGCAAGCGGCGTCTGACCATCAATCGCCCCGCGTCTGGCGGATCTTCCGGCGGCTACTCCGGTGTGGGTATGTGATGGGTGCCCCTTCTTATTCGGACGCCCTTCGTGAGATTGCGGGAATGCCTGCACCCCGCCGCCCCGGTGAAAGTTTCTGGAACTCGACAGGCATGATCACCCCGCCGACCAATGCCTCCACTCTGCTCACTCCTGAGCAGAGGTTTGCCCGCGACTACCCCAACAGTCAAAGGGACACTCGGGCGATGATCTATGGGTCAGGCAGAGCGCCGGGTTACATCTTGCCAAGCGAACGGCGAAGGATCATGGCCGATTACCAAAACCAGTATCAGGCCGACCTCCGTGGAGGCATCGCTGACCCTGAACTCGGGTCGGCTTACGTCCAATTCAAGTGAACATCATGAACGCTAAAGCCCTATACAACTCGCTTGAATCAGACAGGCATACGTTCTTGGAACGTGCTAGGGATTGCGCTAAGTTGACAATCCCCACCCTGATTCCTCCGCAGGGGCACAGTTCAGCGACGATCTATCCGACTCCGTTTCAGGGTCTGGGGGCACGCGGCGTCAATCACTTGGCCGCTTCTCTTCTCATTTCTCTTCTTCCTCCCAACCAGCCTTTCTTCCGTTTGTCTCTCGACGACGAGGCGGTCAGGGCTTTGGGTGCCCAAGGCACTGTCAGGGCAGAGATCGACAAGACTCTCTCGTCAATCGAGAAGTCAGTCATGCGGAAGATCGAGACCCTTGCGATTCGCCCCGCTTTGTTCGAGGCTCTCAAGCATCTGATTGTCGGAGGTAATGTCCTTCTCTTCATCGGAAAGGACAACCTAAAGGTTTACCATCTGGAGCAGTACGTCATCTCGCGGGACTCTGAAGGGGCGATCGAAAAGATCATCGTCAAGGAGTCCTTCTCCAAGTCCGCTCTCCCTGCCGAGATCACCAACCAACTGTTTGGTGCGCCGGTTCCTTGGGAAAAGGACGAGGAGGAAGTCGATGTCTACACTTGCATTCAGGCCTTGGGTGGTGGCAAGTGGAAGGCCTATCAGGAAGTCCAAGGAACCATCATCGAAAGCACGATGGGGACTTATTCTTCTAAGGACTTCCCTTGGTTCGCCCTCAGGATGAACCGGGTGGAAGGCGAAAGTTATGGCCGAGGATATGTCGAGGAATACCTTGGCGACCTCAAGAGCCTTGAAGCACTGACCCAAGCAATCGTCGAAGGGTCAGCCGCCGCTGCCAAGGTCTTGTTCTTGGTCAACCCGAACGGGTTCACCAATGCCGAGACTCTTGCGCGTTCTCCTAACGGAGCAATCCGAGAAGGGCTGGCCACCGATGTCACGGTACTGCAAGTTCAGAAGCAAAACGACTTCAGTGTTGCTCTTCAAACAATCGCTCAGATCCGCGAAAGGCTCAGTTATGCATTTCTTCTCGCGGAGAGTACGATTCGCAATGCTGAGCGTGTTACCGCAGAGGAGATCCGGCTGACCACCGCTGCGGTAGAGCGGCAGTTGGGCGGTATTTACAGCATCCTGTCTCAGGAATTCCAACTCCCCCTGATCCGCAGGCTGATGTCCGTCATGACCAAGGCCAATAAGTTGCCCAAGGTCCCGGACGAATATGTCCAGCCGTTGGTGACTACCGGTATCGATGCCCTTGGAAGAGGCAACGACCTGACTAAGTTGGACACCTTCTTGGTCGGCCTTCAGCAGGTCATCGGACCCGAGGCCATGGCACAGTATGTCAACATCGGGGAGTACCTGAATCGACGCGCTGCCGCCTTGGGCATCGACACCGAGGGCTTGATCAAGACCGAAGAGGAGATTCAGGCCGAGCGGCAGCAGGCCATGGCGGCTCAGATGGCTGAAAAGTTGGGACCAGAGTCTATTTCCCAACTTGGTTCGGCTTTGAATGATGGTAATATTTCCTTGGATCAGGTTGCTGAAGCGTCGAACGCTATAGCATCCCAGTCTTGAAAGGAATTGTAAATGGAACAAGTTCAATACACTGATGGGGTCACTGGACCCAACGCCCCCGCCGACAACGACGGCGACCCCGGCGACGAGCATGTTGAAACTCCCCCGCCCGCTCCTGAGACGGAAGAAGAGCCAGAAATCTCGGATGACTCTACGGAGGAATCAGAAGGTTTAAACCTTGATAGGTACGGTTCTGAACTTCAAGAGAAGGGGACTCTTTCGGAAGAGTCGTTCGCCGAACTTGAGAAGGCTGGAATCCCCAAGTCCTATGTCGAGCAATACATTGCTGGACTGGAAGCCGTCCAGAATCAGGCTGCTCAGTCGATGTATGCCACAGTCGGCGGCGAAGAGGTCTATGACAACATGATCAATTGGGCTTCGGAAAACTATTCCGAGGCCGAGATCGACGCCTATAACGCCGCTATCAATCAGAGCCCTGAAGCCCAGAAGTTCGCTCTTGAAAGTCTCAAGGCAAGGTATTCTGCCGCGAACGGAGGGACCGAACCGAACTTCGTCAAGGGATCTTCCAAGAAGACATCTGCAGGGTTCCGGTCCACTGCCGAGATGGTCAAGGCCATGAGCGACCCTCGGTACAAGAACGACCCCGCTTACCGTGCTGACGTAGAGAACAGAGTAAAGAACGCCTCTTTCTAAGGAGTAAGAAATGCCCGTTAGTCAAGTGTCCAACATGGACATCGCCGGTCTGTGTGACCGGGTCACCGTCTACGCCCGTGAGTTGATCTCGTCCCAGAGCGCCTTCAACGGTGGCTTCTTCCTTGAGGCCGACCGCGAGCGTTTCGCGACGTACCTCGACCGCCTTGAGGGCTTCGCGACCGCCGCGAACTCCCAGCCCCTCGACCTCCCGAAGATCCACAACGTGGGCTATTCTCTGCTCAAGTCCTTCCCGACCGATGAGCAGATCGAGTCCGTGGAGAATCAGGACTGCAAGGACATCGTCCGTCGCCTCAAGGCGATGTGGGTGGACCTCAGCGAGTCGCAGTCTGCGGACCTCGCTTCCGGCATCAATCGTTTCGACCTGATGCGGTTCAAGGCTCTGCTCGACAGCATGCGTGCCCTGCTTGCCATGTCCGGTGACAGCATCGACCTGCCCGAGAATCAGGGCAACAACGCTGTGCCCGTGGCTGGCGGTCAGGCTGCTCGCTCCAACGGCGGTAACTATTGATGAAGGCCCCCGACCCCAAGGTGGGTCGGACGGTTGAAGAGAACCGCCCCGTCTTCCAGTGCATGAAGACGGGGCTTCTCTATTACTATGCCGACCCTCCCAAGCGATATGTATCGGTTACTAACGTGGAGTTGAAGACCGATGGAAAACGAACCAAGTGACCCCAAGCCGGGGTACAAGACGACCGAGTTCTGGCTGTCCACTGCCGCCTGCCTTGTTGGTGCTGTGGTCGCCTCCGGTGTGGTCCCTGCGGAGTCCGCTGGAGAACGCATCCTCGGCCTGATCGTGTCCGTGCTGGCTGCTCTCGGTTACACCGGTAGCCGTCTGGCACTCAAGCGTGATCGGAAGTATTGAGATGTGGGCCGCGATCGGCACAGCCATCGTGACCCTGTTGATGGAACTGATCGGTTTCGGATGGAGACGGACCAATGCCCCCAAGACTGCGCGGGATGTTGCTGATCTCCCTGATGGTCTTCGTGACCAGTTTGAACGTCGGGTGCGACAGCACCAGAAC